TGTCTATGGTGCGCACCTTCAATAAACTCGGGCCAAACACATTTAACAAAACTTAAAAAGTCATCTTGAGCTTTATTTTGAATTTTTTTCTCCGCATACATTACTTGAAGTTGTCGAAAAGTTTTACGGACGTCTGAAGGTAGCTTACTTATATCTATATTATTTAAATCCATACAAAATTTTTAAAAAATTTTTCGCACCCTTATAGGATGTTGAAGAAGTTTTTACCACCATTGACTGTCTAAATCAAGCAATACAACCTAGAGTAGTGGGACCCCTTTTTATTTAAATGTGGATCGGCCTTTCTTTCTTAAAGTTTTTTGGATTTGGGTTTGGTACCTCTATTGAAGGGGTGAACGAGGGCGCGTTAGCGCCCGCGTTGTGGTTGATGACTCAGTCTAACAATACCATGTATTGTTTAGTAAAATTTCTACTAAACCAATCTAAACCTCGTCTAACTTTTTTATAATCACCTAACATTTCAGAGCCGATGATTACATCATACACAGCAATAGCAAACGCTGGCAATGTACACGACTCGCCACCAAATCTATTTTTTACTGTGTCTTCTTCAGTAGATAGAGATTCTTTAGCTACTAAAAATGGTAGAGTATATCTCTTGCCATTGTATTCTACTGATTGTTTTACTTTCATATTATTCATGTCCTTGATCATATAGGATAGATCAATCATTGTCAACAGCTGTTATTTTTTTATATGTTTGACCTTGTCTATAACCCATGTCAAAAGTATGTGTTGTAATCTTGATCGGTGTTTCGCTCGGCTTTCTAACAGGGTTTATATTTGCAATCTCATTTCTAAATTGATTTAAAAAAACATGCAAACAATTTTGATTGCAAAAATATGCCCATATACTTTCTCTAATATATTCACTTGTTAAAGGAATTTTTCTAGTCCTCAATACTTTATTGGTCCCTGAGCCACGCACCCTTGACTGTGTTTCAACCTTATGGCAATTAGGATTATGACACCAATTATAATTACTCATACTTTGGCAATCCCTCTAACATTGACATAAATCCGCCAAACAAAATTATTAAACCTAAAATAAAATGTTGTGAATGCAATGCTGTAATTACTCCTAACATTGTTAAAATCAATCCAACTAAAACCATTAATAATCGTCCTATCATTATGCTTTCCTTACAGAATAATTAACTGCAGTTCTTGGGTGTTCTGCGTCCAAGTCCCAAAAGTTATAACAAGGAAAACCTTTTAAGTCTGTCCATTGTCTTGATACGAAAGTTTTAAACTTTCCACTCCATTGATCGTAGTATTCGTGTTGATCTACTCCACGACAATTTATAAATGCCTGTCGTGATTTAGCATACCAACTAAAGTATTTTATGTTTTGTTTTGTCATCTTTCCTCTTTCTGTTAATAAGGTTATCCTATCATAAATAGGATAACCTCGTCAAGTGTTAATTTACACTTTCATTTTGTTGTTGTTCATATAACAACCTAGACGCTATCTTCTCCTCTCTTGTTTGCTCTTTCTTGTTCTTCATTCCTTTTATTCTATCAGCTAGGTTTTTAGGATTGTAGATTGTTAGACCTGTGCTATTAGTTCTTATGATTTCTGCGTCTTGAACATTTAATCCAAGTTCAGTACATAACTCAATCGCCTCGTCTAAATATTTATATCCCTTTAAACCAATTTTAATTTCTTTCATTTGGTTTAAAATAGATTTAATCCATTTGTTATGAGACATAACAAATTTACCTTTTTGAGCTTTCCAATCTTCCAACATCATAAACTCCTCTTTAGAACATGCAATCGATCTGTCTCGACAATACTCTCGACCAATTAAATCAAGTTTATATTTATCGTTCCACTCTTTCCCATATCCTTGATCGTCGTCGTCAGCTCTAAGATATTTATTATTTGCGTCTTGGAATTTAGTTAAATGTGGATTGCTACTTTTATTTTCTTGCTCAATATTTATATCAGCGTTGCAACCCTCTTGGGCATTTATTTCATCACGATATAAAGCATAGCCATAATTTTTGTCGCTTGAATGACTATCGCTATCGCCCTCGATACTACCATTTAATCTAAAATCAAAATGTTTTTCAATGGCTTTCTCTACCATTGTTGGATTGTTGTCATAGTCTCGATCTTCAACCTCGCCCATATAATGAAAATGGAAACAACTATCAGGTGCAATAGTATTTACATTTTGATATTTGTCTTGAAGATATTGTGCAAGTTTAACATCTTCCTCAGGATATGCTCGTCTAACTATTTTATGTGCCAAGTTCCACGCATTATCGTTTAGATCAATTTGATCTGCTTTCAAATTGTCATACTCTTTTTTTTCAACAGTATCCTCTTGCTCTAAATGAACTCTCATTCTGTTAGCAATCTTATTCCGATACTCTTGGTTTAGTCTTATTCTACTCATGTTTTTCTCCTTTATTAATTTTGTATTTTTATCACTTGACAATTAATCTGTCAAGTAGTATATAGGATTTAATAAATTATTTAGATTACCTCTTTCTAATTTATTGGGACAACTCCTAGTTGTAGTGCGTCACACCGTATTTATACCGTCTTCGTGCTATGAATTAGGACTGATCCCTGAACCATTGTGTTCTATAGCTAGACGTAATGATGTTGTACAAGTCGCAATGGTTCTGGGATCAGTGATATGTCAGGAGGTAGGCGAAAGCCGTAAACTTCGGTATTGCTGATCCCAGATCAGGTTGAAATAACATTGGCCTCTGCCCTGAAAATCGGGCGGGCCTGATCCCTGATCCAATGGGCTGGCTATGGCTTGTGAATAGTGCGCGCGACTATTGAGTACTTAACCGTTGGGTCTGGGATCAGAAAGTATGAGTAGACAATTAGAAAGTTATGGAATTAATATTCTCAAGCTGCATGCAGAATGGCTTCTGGCCAACGGCTACAAGCCACAAGCTTCAAGCTGCAGGCGGCAGATTAGAATGATTCTAAATAACAAAAAGAAAAAAGTTTTAAGCGGCAAGCTTGACAGTAACTCTGGGATAGTGTAGGATACACCTGATCCCTGAGCTTTGCTTCCGCGCCGCGCGTAGAAGTGGTTATGCATAATCCGCAAAGCTCTGGGATCAGAAAGAGAGAAATTATGGACACAACACAATTAAAAAGAATAGCTGACGCTCTGGAAGAAATCCTGAAGTTAGTAAAACAGGATATGGCGAAGTATGAAAAAAAGAAACATTAAGCACAACGACTTAACACACTATTTCTTGCGGGACCATGCAGAGCTCCCGCAAGCTTACCTGGCCAGCTGTGAGAAGTTCTTGAATTCTATTCAGGACCGGTTGATCACAAAAAAAGATGCCGCATTTTTATTCAAGCAGCAAGCTTCAAGCGCCAAGCTTGACAAGCAGCAAGCAGCAAGCTACAATAGGATTATAAAGGAGAAATAAAAAATGAAAACAAGTGAAGCGTGGACCATCGTCGGTGGTCTTAGTAAACCAAGTAAGATGCCGGGCTGGTCAATAGGCCTGCCGGCCAAAGAATGTAAAACTGGCAGCAAGCTGCGGAACGTTAAGGGCTCAGTGTGTTATGACTGTTATGCGCTCAAAAATTGTTACGTGTTTAAGGTGGTCCAGGATGCACAATACAAAAGACTGGCAGCAGTATACACATCGCAATGGGTCCAGGCAATGGCTCACCTGATCAACAGCAAGAAGTCGAACGTGTTCCGCTGGCACGATTCAGGAGATGTACAGGATCTAGATCATTTAAATAAAATATATGAAGTCTGCAGGTTAACGCCCACGAGGCGGCACTGGATGCCAACCCGTGAAGCATGGGTCAAGGACCATCTCGACAGGGCACCTGCGAATCTGGTCATTAGATTCTCTTCACCAATGATTGACCAGGGACCAGTCAACAGCTGGCCCAACACTTCAACAGTTGTTACATCTGGGGCTACCTGTCCAAGCGCTACACAGGGCAATCAATGCTTAGATTGTAGAAATTGCTGGAATCCTGAAATTAAAAATATATCATACGGCCAACATTAAAATGTTTAAACACCCGAAATATTATGCAGCCCTCAGGGCTGAGAGAAGGAAGCACCAAGCTGCAAGCGTCAAGCATCAAGCATCAAGCACCACTAAACCAGAACCTAGTTCAGGTTCTGAAGTTTCAAGCTACAAGCATCAAGCTCCAAGCGACAAGCGTCAAGCTTAGGCTTCAAGCCACAAGCTACAAGCTCATCTATCCTTGATCCAGGGATCAAGTAGTACTGAACAAGTTTCGAGGACCTTTGACAAAGGGTCTCGACTAAGATGAAAGTATTATTCGGATGTGTCTTATGGAACGCAATTTGGTGTGGTGAAAATCGAACTTTATTTCCTTTTGTAACTTTTAACTCTACTGTAAAAAAGTGGCCCAAAGTATTATAGCCCAATAGATCGGGAGTACCCAAAGCGCTAAGGTTTTCAATCCTAATCCACGAAATATCTTTAGAAACTTTACGAAGTTTTTTATATAATTTAGCTTCCGGGCCCATGCGGATTTTGGGGTTACATCGTCATCCATCTAATAATCTTTTTGTAGTTTCTCAGGTAAGATTATACTTGATGGTTTTTGAGTTTTAATAACTAATCTGTGTGCTGTATGACCTTTATGTCCTGCAATTGGAATAGAGTTTTCATGCACTTCCATACGTCTGACTCCCGCAAGTTTGCCATTAACTTCTACAAAAACTTGCGCGTTCTTAATTGCATCTGATCCCTCAGTAAATTGAGATAAGAATTGTTGAAGGTCTTGTACTCTCATAGTCCTGCTTTTTTTAACATCTCTTGATAGTCTCTAACCTTCTCAACTAGGTACTTGTTATCCCTTTGTAAGTTTCTCATCTCTGGAGAGTTATTTCCAATTGCTTTTAAGTTAGCCATTTCAACTTCAACTTCTGTAATTTGTTTTCTTAGTTGTCCGTTCAATTCTTGATGTGAAGAATCTATAATTCTAAGGTTATTATTCTCTTCTGACAATCTGTCAATCTCTTTTTTTAAACCTATGACTTGTGCTGACATTTCTTCTATAATTTTTTTATTGCCATCCAATTGATTCTTAGTTCTAACCCAATCAGACTCTCTCATCTTATAAGCCCAAATTTCTCGCTTGTGTTGGTCAACAAGTAAACTTAGATCTAGTTCTCCCCTGTCATCGCTTTCGTGTTTTCTCTCGCTTTCATACGTCATATCTTCTCCGTGTTCTTTCAAATTGTTATAAGTTCGTTTATCTTTCATACCTTGACAATATAGGATAGTTACCTTAAATTGTCAATATGGGAGTTCCAAAAAGATTAACAGAAATGCAAAAAAGATTTGCAGAGTTCATCGTATTCGGTGGACCAGACGGTCCCGTCTCTCAAGGTGAGGCCGCTAAGCTAGCTGGCTACTCAGAAAAAAGAGCGAGACAAGAGGGATCAGAATTAATGAATCCTAGATTGTCGCCGTTGGTAGCAGCATATATAGGTAAGCTAAAAGAAGAAAGACTAAAAAAGTTTGAAGTTAACTATGAAACACATGTAGCTGAACTTGCACGTATTAAAGAACTCGCGTTAAAGAAAGGCTCTTTCTCTTCTGCAGTAAACGCTGAAACAAATCGTGGAAAGGCTGCAGGATTATACATAGACAGAAAAATAATAAAAACAGGGAAACTAGAGGATATGACAGAAGAACAATTAGAAGCAAAGATGAAACAAATTTTATCCGACTACGAGCCTCTTTTAAATGCGCAGACTGTTGAAGGTGAGAGTGAGGAGCAGCCAAAAAAGATTTCATCAAATTAAGTTAAAGGAAATAGAAATCCTTTTTTCCTTTTTATTTAAGTTTGGCTCTACCCTGTGTTTAAACCATCCCGGAAACAGTATTACCTGATTCTCAAGTGGTGTCATTTTCCATACCGCGCTGTTGTATTTATTATGTTCTGATAAACTACTAGATGGCCAATCATATGCTAAAAAAGATGAAGCGGGATGTAAAAAAGCTATTTCACTATTGTTTGGTGTTAAATAAAACGATCCTGAAACAACACTGTAATTATGTGAGTGTTCAATATTATAATCCTTGTAACCATTTATATTTATCCACACAGTGTCTATCTTTAAAGGATCTTTATAAGCAATTCTTTTTCTGTAATGCTCTCCAACTCTTAAAATCTCTTTAAACAAATCATTTAAAGGTGCATGCTCACCCGTAAGACGTGGTGATTGCCAACCGCCTTTATTACTTACATTACTGCTTTTAGTTGTTTTTTTCATAGCCAAGCAATACTTAGCCATCTCTTTCACATTCAGGTTAAATTTTTCTGAATGAATCGGAACAGGAAATAACTCCATAATTTTTTATATTCTATATCTTTTGTATCCTTCTTATCCACTGTCTTGGTATCATAGTTCTATCACCAAAACTAAAACTACCATCATCTTCCTTATCATAAGATGCAAATAGTTTTATTGCCTTCTTGTCTTTCGAGTATAACCACCCTTCATTAATTGGTCTTGCAAAAGACATCTTATCAAACTCTTTCTCGGTTGCCCAGCCCGAATCACTCACACAATCGATCCACTCCACTCGGACTTTAGGAAAAGGTATTTCGGGAGTTGTTGAGTTTACGACTATTTTTCTTCTTTTCTTAGGCATAATTTCTTCTAGCATCTATATAGGGATCTGAAAAGTTTAAAAAGTTTCAAAAAGTTTCCTCGCGCGCCCGATAGGGCTTTTTGAGAAGTTAGTATTTATGCGGTTAATTTAACATGGTACCAAATAATTGGTACCATAAACCACATTTGGTCCATAATTGGTCCCACTTTAAGCCAGTATTTATGCGGCTGTCCCTTGAAAAGTACCAAAGTACCAATTATTTTGCTCCAAAAAAAATTTATAAATTTTTTTAAAACTTTTTAGAACACTATATGGTACCACAAAATCTAATTTGTGCCATAATACTGCCGCAAAGTTGCCATATTTTCTTTGGCTTCTGCAACAATGTGTAACAATTTGTCAATTTCACCCGTAATATCTATGTGTTCTACAATCACAGATTGTGGAGATGCCATCAACATGTCTATTTTAAGCAGTGCGTCTTCCATCTGGTGCTGGTAGCGCACCATCAGTGCCTTATAGATTTGCTCTCTCATTTACCCTCCTTTTTAATTAGTGAATCACCAAACTTGCCTCTAAAGCCCCATGATCCATGATGCGTGGTCCATGAGTCCAGATTCGCGTAGATCTTAATACTACAACGTCTAGCGAGCTCAGAGAATGCTAAATCTTCACCCTTCCACTCATGGTCATTAAAACTAGTGTCCCAAAAATTATACATATACTTTTCAATCGCGCCCTTATATCCAACTTCAGCATCCATCTTATCAGCATGCGCTTTATCAAACTTAATTCTTCTATTAGCGTATTTCGCCATCAACACTTTAAACACAGATCTATTAATTAACATTAAACCAGCAGGAGCAGACTTAAGTTCTACTAAATCAAATGGTAAAATTTTTATATTATCAGGATCTAAATGTTCAACCGGATATCTAACCTGATTAGGATGTTCTTTTAACCTATACGGAGTGACTACAATATCCTTTTCAGGTACTAACATTCTAAGTACAGCATCAGGTGGAAACTCCACATCAGCATCAACGAACAACATGTAATCATACTCAGATGCCATGAAGCCAGCAGTCAATAGATTCCTCGAATGAGTAATCAAAGAAGATTTAACCGATTTAAAAATACATTCAACACCGGACCTTGCTAACACTGCGTACGTGTTAAGAAGTGAGACACAAGTCTCAACCTTCATCGTGTCATAACAGGGCATGGCAATAAAAACTTTAGGTTTATTTTTTTTCATCAGCCGCCTCTTTTTTTTCAAAAATATTATCATCCGACACCTTGAAGTTAGCGGCCACTGTTATTCGTGTCGCCTTAGATCTAAACGAAGATACCGAATGAGTTAGGTTCCATGGAAAAATAAAAAAGTCTCCAATCTCAGGTCTAAAACCAAATGCGTTAGCATGAAAGTTTTGTGGATTACCTATAAAAAAGTTTAACGCCGCAGGACCATCGCCGGTACCCTTCCATGCCTTCTGTTCCTTCTTTATCTTATCAGGTACATCTAACACCAAGACACTAGATAGATGGCAGTTATGATGTATGTGTGGTGGATTAGACTCACCCTCTTTCATATAATTAACCCATGCAGATGTAGTTTCAATAGCGTTTAAATTAACAGCGTACCAATTCTTATAAGCAACGCCGTATGCTCGTAGATAAGGTGTTATAATTTTAGTGTACTTAGGAGAATCAATTTTATATTCACCCTTAATGATACCAGCTAAATTATCACTCCAGACTTCATTACTCTCATCACAAAGTTCACGTAAAGCCTTGATATCATTAGGTTTTATCTTAGTCCTAAATAGTAACGGCCCCCAATGAAAAATTGTATAATCTAATTTTTCTTCCTCTATCGTTTCACTTATAATTGGTTTCATGTTCTCTCCTTTGTTTGTCTTACTGACTCCTTGTAGGATTCAGATAATTCTTTTTTCTCTTTTTCAGCGTGCTCTAAAAAATCTTTAGATTTTATTTTTACATCCGCTTGTTCTTTCTCATCAAATCTTAATTCATTATACATATCTAATCTCTTCAACCACTTATGTTTCCAAGACCTTAAGTCAGCGTCTTGAAACTTAAACTCTTGATAATACAGGTCAGGTGTACAGACCATAATAATACCTTGTCTAATTTGTGATTGATAAACGTAGTCATGTGCCATACAATACGCCGCAATTTGTAAAAAATAATCCTCAATCCACTCTAGCTTTTTAGGTCGATTTGCTTGCTTAAAATCAATGATAGTATCTAAACCATTGTGCTTACAAACCAAGTCAGTACTACCAGCGTATAGACCCGGATAATACAACGTGACTTCCGACCCGTAATACTCTTCCACAGGGAGTAAACCTTCTTCAATAATTTTTTGGGCCATGGGCTTCGCCGCTTGTCCGATCCCCGTAAGATCATCGTACCCAATTCCTTGAATATGAGATTCCAAGAATTTGTGCATGCTGGTCCCACGCTTACTAGATAGATTCTTGATTCTTTCCGCTTCCTGCTCTCCAACTTTGGCCTTCCAATCTTTTAAGAATTGTTGATTTTTTGTACGGCCTAATATCGTAGTTACACTAGGAAGTCTATACCCTGCGACCTCATAGGTCCGTGATCCTTGGTCCGTGTACTGTGTTCCAGTGATGTATTTATATTTATTATTTAGTTTCATCCTTCTTCCATTCCCAATAACCTTTAACCCATGAGTTAGGGTCATTATCTATATCTTTTATTAACTTTTCAGTTGCAGTTAACTTTTCTTTCTTAGTATTTTTTTTAAAAATTTCGTCCCATCGTTTACGGTACAGATCTGTGGAAACTCTTGATTTACCATCCCATTTTCTACCTTTAGATTTCTTACTCATGATACATACACCATCATAAGTAGACTTAGGACCGCAACAAATGTGAGTCCACTAAACAATAATATAAAAAAGTTACTTCTTGGATCCCGCATGTAATTTCTGAGCTTCATTGTATTTTTTCATGTCTTTTAATTGAACTGAGTTGGCAATATTACCAGCAACAGATATTCTAGTCACATCAGAATAGAATGGTGCCACGTAATGTTTTACCCACGCAGGAAAGATAAACATATCTCTATTGGTAGGTTTAACAGATTGATAAGTGATAGATTGTCTGTTGCCTTCACCATAAATAAAACCTAGTGATCCAGGCCCACCTGATCTACCGTCATATGCTTCTTGTTCTTTAGTAATTTCGGGAGGTACATCTAAGAATATAACAAATGACAATTCATCAGAGTGATCGTGTGGTGGATTGAATTCATTCTTCTTCATAAAGTTAACCCACAAAGATGAAAGCAAATAATTAGGTTTATCCTCAGGTTTATAACGAAGATTCTTATGCTTTTGAAATGCTTCATCATAAACACCTAAAACTTGAGCTATCCATGGAAGAAATATTTCTTTCTTACGAAACATATATTCCTCTTTAATAACTCCAGCAAGTTTATTACTATAATCTAATTCTTTAACTCTACTAGCTTTGGCTTCTTCTAATAATAGTTTATGAAAATCTTCTGAAATTTTCAAATGAACTATACATGGTCCCCATGTAAATACACCATATGATATTTCTTGTTTTTTATCTGTCATTCTAAATTCATTGCCTCTTTATATTGCTGCATACTTACCACCTTACCATCAACATTATACTCAGGTGTATAGTGATCTATAATTTGTTCTATCTTTTGAAGTTTAACTTTAGAATGAGGCCAAAATAAGCGACATACATTAAAAGCATCTCTATGACTACACCTCCATCGGTATTGCATTTTTTTACCCATCTGTCCTTTGCCGGGTGGTTTTTTAGCAAATGACCCTACGGCTAAAGTTTCGTGAATCCATTTAATAATATCTTCTTCTGTCATAGATACTTCTAATTGTATGGTCCAAGTTGGATATGCCTTCTCCTTTTTTGTTCTTTTTCGCATGTATTGTTTGTAAGTAACGTGTCCTTCACCGTCAAACAAACCAGCTATATAAGCTATATCACTTTCTTTCATTTATTTCCTCTCTCAATTATCCACTTAAATGTTGATGTAGCTGGATCAAAACCATCCATGTCTACTTTGCTGCAACTACTTAGCAGGATTATAATTCCAATAAGAATCACTATCTTCATGTTTAATTTCTCCTGTAGATTCGCACTCCCAACATTGATGGATATTAACTTCTCCATCTTCTTCGTCTTTTGTTTTAATAAAGCCATTGCCTTTACAATTAAAACAAATAGTTATCATTTCTTGTCCTTTATTTTGCCATTAAGTTTTTTTGCTTTCTCGTTTGCCAAACATTCTACAGTCTTGCTAATTGAAAGTTTTGCATCGGGCAATAAAACTTTAGACAATGATATTAATGTATTGTATGTTTCTTTTGTTAACGAAACATTTCTATATTTAGTTATATCAGTCATTGTGTCCTTTCATATATTTCTGAGCAATATATAGGATCAAAGGGAGATTTGTCAAGTATGAAATTTATATTAAGTATGATTATGTGTACAAGTGTTTATAATATGTGCATAGATCCAATACCTTTACCCACAAAATATAATAGCCATTATGAATGTATGATAGCTGGCTACGAGGAGTCTATTAAAAAAGCCAAAGAGATTGGTCCAGCTGAAGTTAATAAGTATGGAACTATTATAAAATTTTATTGCACTCAGGAAAGTACCATTTGACAATGTGTCCAAATTGTGTTAGAGGCTAAGATCTTCTCACCACAATAACCTATCGTTTTGATTCCCTCTTTACGATGGGTTTGTCATGATAAATTGATATTAATATTAATTCTTAAGTTTTCATCTGTTTGTGCCACGCTGCAATGTTTAATTGACCCATCAAACAACACTAATTGATTTTCAACAGAAACAACTTTTTCTCCATTTTCAAATAATGTGTATCCATTATTCGTATTAACAGAAAATAGAGCAACAGTATGGTTTTTATTCATGTCCGTGTGCATTGCGCTTTTTATGTGCTTATGTTTTTTTGTATAACAATTAACCTTTGCACGGTGCAAGTAGTTGAAATTTAAACGTCCTAAAATAGGCATTAATACTTGATTAAAATAATCACTTTTTTGTTGATCTTGATTATATAATATATGTACAAAATAATAATCGCCGACGTCTTTTTTATCAGCTACATAATCATTATAGTAGTGTGGGAAATTTGGTGACAATAAAAGATTCTTAATGTCTAAAAATACATTCTTATCTTGTATAAAATTGTTAATTATTTTCATTCACAAATAAATCCTTGTACTGTCCCTCTCCCATCTTTGAGGTACCAGCCGCTGGTATTATCGTTTGTATCTTTATAAGTTGCAATCTCTACCCTATGATCGTCGGCAAACATCAGACATTCATGTACTTTCATTGGTTTTGCCAAATCGTACTTCTCTTTTACTAACGTTCCATCGAACAGTAGTATTAGTATTATCAATGTTTTTGCCACGTGCAAACTCCTTTACAAGTTTATACCATAACTCTTTATACTTAGGGTCTTTTGTTTTTTTCCACAGTATTGCTACTTCGTCTATCTTCTTTATCGTCACCTGTTTTTTTACCCCATGTTATTATACGATCTAAATTATGAGCTTTCATCTTAATAATAGGACCATAAGGTTTCCATGCTTGCGCTACTAAATTAAGTTCAATCACTAAATTAGACCATTGTTTAGAAGTTATATTACTTACTTTTAAGTTTATACTTTTTTCTTTCATACTGTATATATAGGGCTTTATAGGATGTTTGTCAACGTCCTTTTCTACCTTTTCCTCTATATTTTCCCATTCTTTTTTCGTGTTTATTTCTATTTTTTTTATGACGACCCGGACGCTTTTTAGGTTTATCGCGTTTAGGTTTAGTAACTACACCAAATCTAGCTTTTTTACCCATTTTTAAACGAAGGTTTTACTTCAATACGAGTAGACTTATTTATGTGAGGCATATAACTAATTTTACCATTTATCTTTTGTTCTAAATCAGTTCCGCATGTAACACATCTATATATAGTTTTATAAATAGATACGAATACACTTTCCTCTGTGCAATGTGGGCATGTGCCGTTTACAACTTGAGCTTCTACATTAAATTCTTTCAAATATTTTTCGTCCATGTTTCTCCTTACGTGTGTACTTCTTTTTATCCTTTATTACTGTAGGTGTAAAGAATTTTAAAATCTTAGCTACTGGGTTTTTTCTTCTATTTTTTTTAAGAAAAAATGCGTATAATTTTTTATTCAAGAATTATTGCTTTTATGGATTTTTCACCCATGTATATTTCTGTCTTTGCTTTACCCTTCCAGCATTTATAAGACACGCTTTCACTGTAGGTCCTCTCCGCTTCACGCTTACCGCGTAAACAAACTGCCATCGATGGTTGAATACGGTGCTCCTTAATTTCTCCGTTTACGAACATTAATAATCCTATCACCGCTTCAATCATTTTCCGTTTCCATTTTTGTAGTGCATATCTCTAGCTTTGTCTTTTAATGATTCAATATCAGTTAAAACTTTATCCATTTGTTTTGTTAAAAATTCTATATTTACTTTATTTAAAGCCATGGATTCAATATGTTTGCTTAACTTATCCGTGGTCTTGTATAAATCCTCGATCATCATAAATTGCTCCGAGTCCGCAGGAAGTGATCCCAGTTGTCCACGTGGCCATTTGATTCTAAACTCTGTATTCTCAGTTAAGTCTTTAGACATTAGTTCTACTGTTGTTTGAATTTTGTTTTGAGTCTCAATAATACCGAAGTAAGCCCAGGTACCGATCGCTACCATCGCGATCAACGAAGCTACCGTCTTCATAGGCATTTGAACTGCTGCTTCTTCAGATATTTTTAATGGTTTAGTCATCTATTTTTGGTTTTGGCTTTGGTAATATATACCCTTTTGGAGGCATTTTCAATTTACTTCTACTGGGTTTTATGAACTTATCTCCCATTAATTGAATGTCCGGATTTTCTTTTTTATACTGATCTTTTAAATCATCCCAAAGACTCTGTGAATCAGCTGGTCTAGTGTTATCTCTTGCAGGAGTAACACCCCTACATTTCTCAACCAATAAAGCAAAGTTTGAATTAAGTGCTAAACTAGGATTACTATTAACCCTACCACACATTTTCATTAACTCTAATTGTTGTTTAATTTGTACATTTTCTTTTGAAGTCTTACAATCTGTGCCTAAATATTTTCTGTAAGTAAATCTAATATATTGATCTTCATGTGTATTACTATCACTATAATTATAATCAGTATCTCTTTGTTCTGTAGAAATTTCCATTTCACCACATCTTACACCATACTCATTTAGATATTCGTTTCTAGCATGGGCCGGAGGCGCACAAAAAGCTAAGATAGTCATTAATATAATTAATATACCTGTAAAATAATAATTCATCCTGGCTACCTCCATACATAACTACCTATTTAAATCTTTAATATCATAGTCATGCTCTCTGACTTGATCTGCTAATTGTCTGTATAAATTCTCTGCCATTTGCCAAGTAGACTCAGCAGAAGTCAATCGTGTATTTTGATCTACAATTTTATCTTCAGCAACTTTTAAATCTCGCTTAAGATCTACAATTTGTTGTTGATTTGAATTAATTGTGTCTGTTAAATTTACAATGTACCTAACGCCTGTGAACGTTCCGACTAGCACTGAAGCTACCACTGGCACCATAACTATATTTTTTTTTAATAAGTCTGCTAAATTCATTTTTTTTCTTCAATTTCGTAGAAAAAGTTATCGGTATCTTCCGTTCTCCATTTTCGAGTGTCTTCTACATTCCACTCAGAAGTTTGAACTTTCCAGTCAGGAATTTCATCTTTAACTGTAAAAGATGGAATGTCCCATATTAGTCGGTTGTTAGGTTGAGCTGCATAGTTGCCGTTTTCTAACGCAAGTATGTGTGCGCACTTATGTTCGTGCGGAATCTCAGAATGATCTGTGTCGAGTATATTACTATCTGGGTGAGCAAAATCAACTGTAAAAAGATACGCACCATGATACCATTTTTTATCTTTACCAATGTATTTGCCAGATTGTCCGTCTAAGATATCATAAGAAGTAACAGCAGGATAGTAACTAAAACAATTCCAAAGCTCCAGCTCGTCAAGTCGCATCCTAGGTATTTCTTTGACATCAAACCCTCTTTGAACAAAGGCTGAAATAGGCAACCTATAAAATATTGCACCATTTTCCATAATTGCATGAAAAAGTAACGGACGACCAGTAATGGACGAAAGCCCAAATATGATGCAGTCTTCAACTTCGCCATGATGTTTTTTAAGATCATAGAGATACTCTCTCCTGATCTGTGCATACGTCACAGGAATATTTACATTGAGATAAGCCATAGCGCATTACAAAATTATAGCGCCAATAACAAAACCAATAACAAAACCGATTATGTATTCTCTATAGTATAAAGACCACACATCCCATTTTACTCTTAATTGTTTTAAAAATTGTTTCATTTTTCCTCCTCTTTTATATTACCCCAGTTTGGTCCGGATTCATAGTCTACTTTGTTAGGCACTTCAAGTGAAACTGCGTCTTCCATTATTTCTTTTATCTTACCCGCATTGTCACTAACCGATATATCTAATTCATCATGAACTTGTATATGTGGAATAATTCCTTCTTTGTGTAATTCTATCATTGCTTTTTTTGTCATGTCTGCAGCTGATCCTTGTATTAATCTGTTTAATGCTTTGTAAGTGTAAGCTCTCTTGATCCCTGGTCCGTGTTCCCTGAGCGCTGCATCATGTGGTAATGCTTTATGAATCCCAAATTGATTGGGCTCCCACAAATGGAAACGACAAAGACGACCTAGCAATGTTCTAATTTTACCTGAGTCCTGTGCTCTTCTCATTACAGCATCCATCATTTGTTTTACGAATGGAACTTTTTTATGGTATTGCCTAAATAGTTCATCTGATTTTTCTTTTGACACACCTAATTCTGCTTGTAATTTATTTTTACCCATACCATAGAACAGACCAAGATTTATGGTCTTAGCCTGTCCCCTCGGTATCTCTGCCATGTCTGCCACGATAGTATGGAAATCGGCATCACCTAATTTATAGGCCTCCAAAACTTCGTCCACGCCATAGAGATTCTGTAAAGCTGCATAATGCACTACCAACCTAGGTTCTTGCTGAGAATAGTCAAAACAACCCCATGTATGACCCTCCTCAGGTATAAATAATGACCTAATCCGTGGTCCAAGTTCCTTGTTTCTAGCAGGAATCTGTTGGAGATTTGGATTAGAATAAGAAAACCTTCCCGTTACTGTGCCACCGTTATCTGATCTTAGTTGGTTTATTTCTGCATGAATTCTACCTTTGTGATTATGTTTTAATATGGTATCAATAAACGTGGTATGCGCTTTATTTATTTCACGAGCGCGGGCTATTCGTTTCACTAGTGGGTGGGGGTGATTCTGAAGAAAGTTTTTTGTAAATGATGGAGAATTTGTTTTTTCGGTTCGGTCAAATTGTAGGTGAAGTTTTTCAAAAACTTGCGCTATCGACCTCGCTGCCCATATTTGGGTATCTACTCCAGTTTCTTCTTTTACTAATTTTAGGCATTCTTTTTCTTCTGCTAGTAATTGTTCTTTTAATTGATGAGCTGCTTCAACATCTACTCGTACTCCTAAAAAACGCATATCGATTAAGCAAGGGAAAAGTTCAGTCTCTAATTCAAAAATAGATTGTATATCTTGGTGTAAGATTTCTTTCTTTAGTTCTTGCCAAAGTTCATAAGTAAGTTCAGCATCTTTTTCTGCATAAGCGCCTACATACATAGCTGGTAGCATATACATCTCTGCTTTAGGATCTACTCCCCATGACTTTGCTGCATCATACAAAGCTGATTCATCTTTGCCTTTGCCTATGTATCTTCTGCTACAACTGTTTAAGTCATAACGCATTTGATTTTCATCTACAATTGCGGCAGCAATCATAGTATCAACAATCTTACCATTTATTTTAAGTCCTAAGGATCTAAGCCAACAAACATCATACATTGCATTATGAAATATTTTGATAGAATCTGTGTTTAGAACTGCTTGAAACCATTTTAAAACTTTGTTTCTATCCATATTACCACCACCTTCATGAGCAATTGGATAATAAGCTGACCAATCTTTAACAGCTACAGCAATACCTGTGACATCTCCTCTACCAGCAACAGCTCCTGATCCCATTTTTATTAAGTCAGGATCTTTTGTTTCTAAGTCTATTGCAATTTCAGTATATTTAGATAAATCAGGAAAAGTTTCTGGTGGAATCCATTCAGTTTGAGGTTTAAATAAAGGTTTTTGTATCATTTAATACCCCAGGTGTTTGGTTTATTTTTTGGTAAATTTTCTTTTAGTTTTTCTACTTTTTTATAATCTCTTTCAAGAATCATTTCTAAAAAATGCATAGCTTTCAATATATCCTCTCTTTTTCCTTTCAATCTGTGACGACAGATATATTTTATAGCGCATCCTTCCGGGAAAAGCAATTCATTTTCTACAACAAATTTACTTGGTTGAATTTTAAATTTTTGATAATGTGATCCTCCGTGTTGTTTATCCCAAACACTCATATTGCATTCCTTATTAATCGGTTAATATATTCTTCATGTTTTCTTTTTTTAACATGTGGCCTACGACTATATGCTAGATCCCATGCTCTACCTTTTTCACTTTTTCTCCATTTTTTTCTTGCTCGTTTTCTACTTTCTTCGTAGGGATGACTCATAATTTATATCCTTTGTATTCTTTTTTGGGCTCTATAATATGTAAATGTTCCTTGGTCCTTGTTGCACCAACATAGAACAATCTATTCTCATCATCAGGATTTTTTTCATAAGACGTTAATGTGTTTTCACTAAGGTCTGTTAATAAAACTACATTCTGTGCTTCTCCACCTTTTGCTCCATGTATTGTTGATAATTCTATTCTTGGATCTTCTTTTAATCTTTCTCCATTTCTTCTCATTTTTTTTAAATAGTTTACATCTCTTTTAGCTGCATTATCAAATGCTTCAAACCAAGTTAATTTAGTTTTTAAACCATATTCTTTTGTAAGTTTATCAATGCCATAATAAGATCCTTTAGTCATACCTTTAAGCATTTTTTTATTAAATTTATCAGAACTCATATAAGCTGAAATTTTTATTAATTGTTCTTGAGTTAATAGTTGACCTTGACGTAAATGTTCCCAGTCTACAACAGCAGAATAAAGTTCTTTTTCTTTAGTCTTTTTATATTTATTTTTATAATACCAACCATTTTGATAAATGTGGTTTTCTAATTCGTTAAGCATATATTTAGTTCTTGCCAATACTAACCATTCACCTGAGGACATATCTATTTGTTCAAACTCTTCATATCTAGATAAAGATCCTTCATGAACTTTAGGTTTCCATGATTTATCAATTCTATTTTTAATTCTATTAATGATTCCCATGGCTAGATTGTGAACTTTAGCTGGTATTCTATGTGACTGTATCAATGGAAGCATTTGTCCTTCTTGTGCAATAAATGAATCTACATCAGACCCAGCCCATCTAAAGATAGCTTGATCATCATCACCTGCAATAAATGAATCGGTAGTTTTATTCCAAATACTTTTAGCCATATCCCATTGCATTAATGATAAATCTTGTGCTTCATCTATGAA